CGGAAATTACGAGGTAAACTCAAATGTCAGATATGCTAAACGAAAAGTTTGAGGAGTTTGCTAGTGAGCACGCTGCTGATCTTTCTGAGGCTGGAGATCCAATGCCAACAGTAACTGCTGCTGTTCTCCCTGGTGACGCCGCTGCTTCAGGTCAATCACACACTGCTGTTAACGCCAAAGCTTCTGCTGGCGAAGGTGCTACGGGTCATGCCGCTCCCCTTCAACCAGGAATTGCTATCGGTCAATCAGCTCCAACCGAAGTTAACAGTGTAACCACTACTCCTCACGAGCATGATGAGGATGGTGATGAGAACCCTGGCGCTAAGGCTGCTGCTCCTATTTCTGGTGGTATTTCTGGCGAACCAAACCGTGGTGGTTCCAACACCGACCTTCCTAATGGTACTGCTCCTAAGTTCGGTAGCGATATTGCCTACGGAACTAAAGAAGGTGGTAGCGTAACTTATCCTATCAAACCAAAATTTGAAGACCTCGACGTATCTAGTGATGTCGCTGCTCTAACCGAGGGCACCGAACTATCAGAAGAGTTTGCTGAAAAAGCAAAAACAATTTTTGAAGCTGCTGTTAAGTCTAAGTTGTCTGAAGAGTGGACTAAACTCGAAGAGCACTACAAGGCACAACTAGAAGAGCAAGTTGAAGCTGTTAAGAAAGAACTTGCTGAAGAAGTTAGCGGCACTGTCAATTACGCTGTCAACAAGTGGCTTGAGGAAAATCAAGTTGCTGTTGATCGTGGTATCAGAAATGAGATTACCGAAGACTTTATTGCTGGTCTGAAGAATCTCTTTGAAGAACACTACATTAACATTCCCGACGACAAAGTTGATGTTGTCGAAGGTATGAGTGAAGATCTTTGTAAGATGGAAGAGCGCCTCAACGAACAGGTTAAGCGCAATATTGAACTTCAAAATCGTCTCAACGAATCTGCTAAGGCAATTATCGTGAAAGAAATTTCCGAGGGTCTAGTAGATACTCAGAAAGACAAACTAGCATCCCTCGCTGAGGGCGTTGAGTTTACTTCCGAGGAGGAATTCTCGAAGAAACTCACCACTATCAAAGAGTCATACTTCCCTAAGGAAGGTGCTCCTAAGGTAGTTGCTGACGAAACACCAGTGGAATCCGAGGAAGTATCTCCAGCAATGGCAGCATACCTCCAAGCGATGGCCCGCTGGAATCAGTGATTTACTAAATAATTCATATCCACATTCCAAAACAAACATCGGAGATACAAATGTTTAACGCAGAACATCTCCAGGAAAAGTGGTCCCCTGTTCTTAACCATGGCGAAGCTCCTGCTATCCAGGATCGCTATAAGAGAGCGGTAACCTCTGTCCTCCTGGAAAACCAAGAAAGAGCTCTTCGTGAAGAGCGCGGTATGCTTAACGAAGTTGCCGTCAACTCACTAGGCGCTGGCACCATCGCTCCTGCTGGTTCAGCTCTAGGTTCAAGCAACACTGGTGGTCTTGCTGGTTTCGATCCAGTTCTAATCAGCCTAGTCCGTCGTGCTATGCCTAACCTAATGGCATATGACGTTTGTGGTGTCCAGCCTATGTCTGGTCCTACAGGTCTAATCTTTGCCATGAGATCCCGCTACGAGAACCAAGCAGGCGAAGAGGCACTCTTCAACGAGCCTGACACTGGATTCACTGGTGGTTACGACGCTACTGCTGGCGACTACGCTGTACGTAACGGCGCTGGCGTTGGTGGCGATTCTGAAGGCAACAACCCTGCTCTCCTTAACGACGCCACTCCTGGCACCTACGAAGTAGGTTCCAAGATGTCTCGTGAAGATCTTGAGCGTATGGGCGAGAGCGGAAGACTCTTCCGTGAGATGTCATTCAGCATCGAGAAGACTTCGGTCACCGCTCAGTCAAGAGCACTCAAGGCTGAGTACACCCTAGAACTAGCTCAAGACCTCAAGGCAATCCATGGTCTTGACGCTGAGCAAGAACTCGCTAACATTCTTTCTAGCGAAGTTCTCGCTGAGATCAACCGTGAGGTTGTTCGTAGAGTATACACCGTCGCTAAGAAAGGTGCTCAGAACAACGTTGCTACCCCTGGCGTATTTGACCTCGACGTTGACTCCAACGGTCGTTGGTCAGTTGAGAAGTTCAAAGGTCTTCTCTTCCAAATCGAGCGTGACGCTAACGCTATCGCCCAAGAGACTCGTAGAGGAAAGGGCAACTTCCTGATCTGCTCTGCTGATGTTGCTTCGGTACTGGCAATGGCAGGCGTTCTCGACTACAGCAGCGGTCTAATTGGCGCTGGCGGTCCTGCAATCGGCACTGTCGATGACACTGGCAACCTCGCAGTTGGAAC